CAGGAGGCGTTCTCCAGGATCGGCCGGAACGGCAAAGCGATCTTCGTCGGCACCCGTGTCCATGGCGGCGACATCTACTCGGTGCTCCAAAAGAGATCCGGGTACAAGGTGCTGCGCTACCCTGTGATCCTCGACGAGGAACAGAACCTCACACTGTGGCCCGACCACTTCCCCTGGTCGCAGGTCGAGCTGCGCAGACTGGAGATGAGCAATGCCGATTTTCAGTTGGTCTACCAGAACATCGATGCGCCCGGCGCAGGGGCATCGTTCCCTGCCGACATCGTCGAAGCCTGCAAGGACTACGAACGCACCATCGGCCAGTACGACCCGCAATGGCGGCTCGTCGCCGGCCTCGACCCTGCCGGCGGCAAGAAAACGTCCGGGTACACCGCCTTCAGCCTCGAAGGCGTCGACCTCGCCACAGGCAACCGGTACCTCGTCGACCAGGCTGCGTTCAAAGGGTTCAAGGCTCCGCAGCTCAAAGCGTTCATCCTCGACTGGTCGGAACGCTACCCGATCTACCTTTGGAAGGTCGAGAACAACGGGGTCCAGGACCAGCTCGTCCAGTACAACGAAGAGATCATCCGCCCTCTGGCTCTCAAAGGCATCCGTGTTGAGGGCCATACGACAGGCTCAAACAAGTGGGACTCGGACTTCGGAGTCGAAACGCTCGCCCCGCTCATGGCTGCGGGCATGGTGTCCATTCCGTGGGGTAATCGAGAAACGAGGGGCCGTCTCCAACCCTTCATCGAAGAACTGCTTTCATTCCCACTTGGTGCTCTATCTGACCGACTGATGTCGTTCTGGTTCTCTGACCTGGGCATTCGTGACCTGTTGAAACGCTCCCACCTTCCCATGTTCGACGAATCGGTCCACATTCCGAACCGGCTGAAACGTCGGAGACGGATCGTCGACTTTGCCGAAGGACAGGTGTCCCCTCTGCCGCTGCACCAGCAGCGAGCCATGTTCCTGAACAGCCCGGGGGCGGACCGCCGACTGGTCGTCGGACATGTGGACCAGTACGGCAACATCGTCGAAGATGACCCCGAGGAACCGCTCCAATACGCCAACATCGACCCTCGAATCTGGAATCCGTAAGACACCTCATGGGTGAGTATTGAGACATGTTTCGCAGACTGCGCTCTGAGATAGCGTTCCGGTTGAAACGCCGGCACGCTCACAGTACCGGCAATCAGCTCTGCGCCACCTTGGCGCCGGACGGTGAACCGGTCTACTTCGAGATGCCGGAGGACGCCTCTGACGAGGAGGTCCGGCAGGCGGCGTTCACCCGCCGGTACGGTCGCAACATGTCTCCGACAGAACAGTCCTTGATCAGATTGGCAGAAGCTCGTGCTCATCGACACCAGTAAACTCCCGATTCTCTACTCGTCATGGCGGTCACGGTACACGGACAGAGACGACCGTCACGACATCATCGAATCGGTCGTGTCGGGCGACTTCACCGTCCTGGACGAGGACGAGGACGAGGTCAAACATCACGCCCCGAACCTGGTGCAGGTCGCCCTGGAGGACGTGTCGGAGGCTGCGTCGCTCGTTCCGACGATCCGTGTCCAGCCCGAGCGGCCCACCCAGACGTTGAGGGCACAGGCCGCAGCGATGGAACGCATCGGCGTGTCGTATCTGGATGGCAACAAGATCGACCTCCTGATCCCAAGAACTGTCATGGACTATGGGGCGTACGGGTTCGGCGTGTGGACCGTCACCCCCGACATGGAACAGCGGATCCCGCTGATCGAACGTCGCAACCCGAGAACCTGCTACCCGGAGCCCGGCTACCGTCCGGGCGACTCGGTACGCAGATGCATGTTCGCACGCACCATCTACGCCTCCCAGCTTCCCGACGCCTACCGTGACTACCTGCAAGAGTACATCTCCATGGACTCGACGCTCGGCACGTACACCGACAATGTGAAGATCGAACTGGTCGAGTACTACGACGAGCAGCACATCATCCTGGCGGCCATGTGGCCGACCGGTGGCGGAACGATCCTCTCCGACACCAAGACGAACTACATCCCGGTGGTGCTCGACACGATCGAACACGACTGGGGTGTCTGCCCTGTGATCCTGGAAGCCCCGATCACCCTCGACGGCGAGTTCCGAGGCCGATACGACCAGGTCATCGACATGCTGTACGACCACGTCAAGCTGATGGGGCTCGTCATCGACTACGCCGACCAGGCCGTCTACTCGGACGTGTGGGTGCGAGACCTGATCGGCAAGATGCCGTGGGGCGGCGGAGCGTACATCGAACTTGGACCGAACGGTGCGATCGGACGTGTCCCGCCGGCAGTCAACTCGATGAACGTCCAACAGGACATCGAACGCATTATTGACGGGATCCACCTCGGGTCACGCTGGCCGAAGTCCCGCCCGGGCGAGATCGACCAGGCGATCGCCTCAGCCAAGTTCCTGGAGTCCTCGGTCGGGATGATGAACACGGCCGTACGCTCCTACCATCTGCTTCTGAAACGGCAGATCGAGCACGCCCTGCGTGTCGCCTTCATCATCGACAAGAAGATCTTCCCCGGAGAGCACACCGTGTCAGGTATCCTGCGCAATCAGGAGTTCATCGAGACGTACAACACGTCCGACATCAACCTGAACAACAAGATCCGGGTCGAGTACGGGCTCGGACTTGGCCGAGACCCGTCACAATCGGCGGTCCTGCACATCCAGTACGGGCAGAACGGCTACATCTCCAAGGAGTTCGTACAGGAGAACATTGATGGACTTACCGATGTCGCCAGGGAACAGGCCAGAATTGACGCTCAACAGTTCAATGACATGGCACTGGCAAAGCTGCTTCAGGGCATCCAGCAGGGCTCGATTCCTGATAAGGCTCTGGTCGATATCGCCGAAGCCCGACTGAAGGGCGAGTCGCTGATGGAGGTGTTCAAGAAGTTCGTCGTCGAGCCCCAAGAGGCCGCCGCCGCACAGATGGTTCCGACAGGGCTGGGCGCTCCCGTGCCTCCCGGGCCGCCACAACAGCCCGGTGCCCGTCCGGGCCAGCCGCCCACTACCCCGCCCCCAGCAGCCCCTTCAGGGTTGGACCTGATGGCGCAGATGGGAGTTCCGGCCGGCCCCGGCGGGCAGATCTCAGTCCGACAGAAGGGCTAACCAGTGGATCAGCAGACACTCGACAAGACCCCCACACAAGACATGTCGGTCAACAAGCCGGCCTCAGGCACGTACGGTGAAGGGGCCGCCAACCAGCGGCTCCAACAGGCCATCCCGCCCTTGAGACAGGGCGCCCCGGGACAGCCCCAAGGTCCGGGCCAGCCCGGACAGATGCCCGGCCGGACCGCATCGATGCCGGGACAGGCCGGCCGTCCGGTCAACGGGCCGCCCGGCGTGCCGAATGCGGTCATGTCACCCACGTCCCGACCGAACGTGCCGCTCAACACGCCGCTCGTTTCGACAGCGTCACCGGTCGCCACTGCCAGCGATGCGACTGCCGCACGTATCGCCGTGCTGCGTCAGCTCGCCAACTCCGACCAGGTGTCGGCTGTGACTCGACGCTGGGCCGAATACGTGCTGGAGATGCTTGATGCTGCCGGCAAGCAATAATCCGACACAGCCGCAGCAGCCCGAACATCTGGGTGGGATGCTCAAAGAGCACCCGTTCCAGACGGTAGCTGCACTCGGGACAGGGTTCCTGGCCCCGTTCCAAAGTGCAGCCGACCCCACACAACCCGGCTCTCTGCGCAACCTGTTCACCGACCTGTCGTACACCGTCCCCGGCATCGGCGACGTCCAGAACGTCCGCAACGTCGCCACCAACTGGCACGGCTCGGACGTGTGGGAGAAGGTCCTGATGGGCGCCGGCCTGATCATGGGTGCCGCCGGCATCGCCCACATCAAGAACTCGGCGCTCGCATCCAGGTTCGTCCCGGAAGAGGCCGCCTTTTCGATGCGAGGCTCACAGATCGGCGAGCCGCCCCGAGGGGCGCTCGCACAGACGGAAAGCTTCCCGGGCAGCGCAGCCGCCATCGAAGAGGCCCGGGGCCGCCCGGGCAGCATGGTCGACCCGGTTGCCTGGGAACGCTCGAAGCAGCAGTTGATCGATGCGCAGACGAGCGTCACCAACCATTTCGCCGCCTCCGTGAAGGCGTCCGAGAACTTCGACCAGTTGAGCTACCACCTGTACAATCGGTACTCGGGCTGGACAGGCAAGTCGCCCGCCGACCTTCCCGGGCGTCACATGGAGGCGCTCAACCATGTCGCCGACGAGCTGAAGGGTGTCGGCTGGGAGCTGGTCGACTCTGCGGTCGAGAACACGTACTTCGGCTCGAACAAGGACGAGCAGCAGCTCACCGCCGTCAAGGCGGCAGTGCAGCGCCTGTCGGGCCTGCTCGACGACAGGGCGTTCGGCGACCACAACGTGGATCTTCGGTGGAACCTCGGCGACTGGCTGACCGGGAAATCGTCCCGAGAGACAGACAACCTGATCTCGTCGATCATGGTCGGCACCGAGAAGTGGATGCGGGCCCGATACATCGGCCCGGACAACATCATGGAACCCGGCCAGCTCATGCACGTCTCGTTCAGCGAAGCCTCCTACCAGCCGCACTTCGCCGTCGGACATTCGTTCCTGCCGGA